CCTTATGCAGGTAGACGCCGGGCAGGCAGACCATGCCCGCGTCGTCGCGCCAGACGTACGCCTCGAGGTTGTCGGTCTTCTTGACGGCACTGCCGCGCTTGGCGGTGGCCTTGGCGGCTACGTCCTCGTTCGACCAGCGGTGAAACAGCAGGTCCGCGACGCCGCGAATGGTGAAGGTGATCTGGTAGGGCGCGCTGGACAGTGCGGCTTCCGCGCCGTCGTTGCTGTTGATGCCCGTATCGGTCGGTGTCATGACGCCATAGTACCGCAACAGGAGACGGCGGGAGACATAAGTGACGGCAACAGGAGACGGCGGGAGGTGATGACCTGATGGCCGCCTGGTCGTCGCAGGTCCCGGCCGCCCTCGCCGCGCTGCTCGCCGCGTTCCGCGCCGCGCCCGCGCTGACCGGTCCCGGCACCGACATCCGCGACGGCCCGCAGGTCACCGCCTCCGCGGCGCTGGAAGCCGTCCTCGTCGGCTGGGGCGGGCGGCCCGACGACCAGCTCGCCGCCGACGCCGCCGTCAGCCCGGAGGTCTTCGGCGACGCCGACGACCGGGAGCTGTTCACGATCCGGTGCGCCGTCATGGTCCTGAACGGGCAGAACGACCTGGCCGCCGCCCGCACCCGCGCGTACGCGCTGCTCGCCGCGTGCGGCGCCGTCATCCGGGCGGACCGCAGGCTCGGCGGGACAGTCGGCGACTCCCACATCAGCACGCACTCGCTGCGGCAGGCACCGACGCCGGACGGGACCGTCGCCACCGTCACCTTCGGCGTGGCCTGCGACACGTTCACCGGAACCTAGGAGACGGAATCCGATGCACCTGCCGTGGCGCGGACTGCCCACCGGCGACGGCGGGCCGCTGGTCTCCACGTCGCTGACGCTGAACGAGGCGCGGGCCCTGGCCCGGCTGGCTACGGGCCGGGACGTGCTCGAGGTCGGGTCGGCGTTCGGGTTCTCGGCGTGCGTGATGGCCCTGGCCGGCGCTAAGCACGTGACCGCGGTCGACCCGCACACGTGGCTGAACTCGCACGAGGCGATGGCGGCGAACCTGGACGCGTGCGGGGTGGCTGACGTGGTGACGGTCGTGCGCGGCACATCCCCGGCCGCCCTCGACGGGCTCGGCCCGTTCGGCCTGGTGTTCATCGACGGCGACCACGCCGCGGAGGCGGTCACGGCGGACGTGGAGGCGACCCGGAAGGTGCTGGCCTCCGGCGGGGTGCTGGCCTGCCACGACCTCGGCGAGGACTGCTGCTGCCCGGGTGTCCGCGTGGCGCTGGAGGCGCTGTTCCCCGGCGGCCCCGACGAGCTGGTGGACACACTGTTCGTGGTGACGCCGTGAAGTGGGAGCCCGGCCGGTGGTGGCGGGTAGTTGCCCCTGATGGCTCCGCATGGTGCGAGACCAGCGACGAGCAGGAAGCCCGTGAGGCGATGCGTCCCGGCGGCACGCTGTTCCGGCTGTGGCAGCGGTCTGAGCAGGAGTGGAGGGCCGCGTGAAAGTCCTGGTCACCGGGTCGTCCGGGTTCATCGGGCAGCACATGGACGCCGCGCTGGAAGCACGCGGCCACGAGGGCGTCGCCTACGACCGGCCCGTCGGCGATGTGCTCAACCCGGACCGGATCGAGTTCGCCTGCCGGATGTCTCACGCTGAGGCGATTGTCAACCTGGCCGGGGTCCTGGGCACACCGGAACTGTTCGGCTCCGAGCACCGGGCCGCGCAGGTCAACATCCTCGGCGCGGTCAACGTCTACGACGTCGCGGCGAAGCGGGGCCTGCCGGTGGTGCAGATCGGCACCGGCCACAAGGGGCAGCCGAACCCGTACGCGATCACGAAGGCGTGCGCGGAAGACCTGGGGCTGGCCCGGGCGCGGTGGCTCGGCGAGAAGATCACCGTCGTCCGCGCCTACCACGTGTACGGCCCGGGCCAGCTCCCGGGCCCTCCCTACGGCCCGGCGCCGGTGCACAAGTTCTTCCCCACGTTCGCGTGCCGGGCCTTGAACATGCTGCCGCTGGAGCTGTGCGGCGGCGGCGGGCAGCTGATCGACCCGGTGCACGTCTCGGACGTGGCCGTGGCCCTCGCCGACGCCATCGGCGGACCCTACGGGCAGGTCGTGGAGGCCGGGTGCGGGAAACCCGTCAGCGTGGCGCAGGTCGCCGTGGACATCGCTGACGCGACCGGGCGCTCGTCCGTGCACACCGAAGCGCCAGGCCGGCCGGGTGAACCCCGCGACGCCGAGGTGGTCGCCCAGATGCCCGCGTGCCGGAACCCGTGGCCCTACCTGGTCCCCGAGACAGTGGAGTGGTACCGGCAATGGCTGACCCGCTCGTAACCGCTGTCGCCACTCCTGCCGATAGTCCGGGTGGTCGCTGTCAATGGCGGCAAGGGCGCGCAGCGTGTCGCCGACGACGGCCGCCGCATATCCCGCCGTTGCCCCTGCGGAACCGTCAGTCCATTCCCGCACCTTGGCCGCAAGGCGGACGATCGCCCGCTTGGCCTCGACCTCGCGGAGGACGCGGGCGGGGTCGTGGCGGGCGATGTGCGCAGCGTCCGCGAGATTGCCGTTGATGCTCTCGCACACGCCGTCGATGACAACGCCCTCGCCGTGTTCGATCTCGCCGCTCAGCGGTCGGCCGTCCTCGTCTTCCGCATGGCCGACCGCCCAGGAGCTGTCCTTATCGCCGGTCGCTTCCCACGCCCACGCGGTGCCGGTGGCCGCCATCGCCGCTGCCTCGTCCTCGTCTAGCTGGGCGGCCAGGAACGCGGTCAGGCTATCGTCACTCATCGGCATCCTTCGGCTTGCGCCCCGCCTTGCGGGGCGTGGCTAGGAACTTCCGCACGTCATCCTCGCGCCACACCGGGCCCATCGCGAGCCGCTGGACAGGCTCGGGGAAGTCGGGGTGGCTGGCTAGCTGGCCCGCCCTTGCCCTGGAAACGCCAGCGAGGTTGGCCACTTCGGCTAGCCCCGCGAGCTTCGGGAACCTGGCCATCAGGCACCGATGGCCGCGAGCGCCGCACCGACCACCACCGCGTCATAGTCGGCCGTGTCGAGGTCGCTCTCGGCCCAAGCCTCGGCGGCGGGCTCGGCCTCGGGGTGGCGCTCGCACAGCACGTCGGTCATGACCGCGTGGGTGAGGCAGGTCTCAGGGCTGCGAGGAAGGCTCGCCAGCATCACGATCGCTTCGCAGAGGGTTTGCGTGGACTGCCGGGCGGTGAGAGCTTTCATCTTCGCCATCGCGGGGGCTGGTGCTCTGCGTCGTTGTCATACCTTGACTATACGTCATCCCCTATATGTTGTCAAGAGGTAGAGACAGGCATGGCTGACCCGCTCGTAAGCGTCGTGACCCCGACGTGGGAACGGCGCCGGCTGCTGCTGGACCGGTGCGTCCCGTCCGTCGCCGCACAGGACTACCAGCCGCTTGAGCACATCATCGTGTCCGACGGGCCCGACCCGGTGCTACGCGGCGCGTGGCCGGACGGGGTGCGGTACGAGGAGCTCCCGGAGCACGACCCGGAGGCGCAGTGGGGGCATCACGCCCGGCTCCACGGCATCGACCTGGCCAAAGGCGACTACATCGCCTACCACGACGACGACAACTCCTGGCACAGCTACCACGTGCGGCTCCTCGTCGCGGCGCTGGAGGAGACCGGCGCGGACTTCGCGTACCCCCGGATGGCGGTCCACGGCCGCGGCGAGTACCTGATCGGCACCGACCCGCCTGCTGAGGGCTACATCGACACGTCCATGATCGTGCACCGCCGGGAACTGCTCGAGGTGGCCACGTGGCGGTGGCACCCGGGGATCCCGACGATCGACTGGGACCTGGTGTCGCGGTGGATGGCCGCGGGCGCCACCTGGGTGCACGTGCCGCAGGTGACGTGCGACTACTACTTCCACTGAGAGGGGAAAGCGCCGTGAGGTGGTCAGTTCAGGCTGAGGGTGACGCGCCGGAGAGCGCGCACCGGGACCTGGCCGGGCGGCTGGGGAAGCTCCTGGGCCAGGCGAAGTTCGGGACGTACACGTCGCATTTCGGCGGCGAGGACGTCAACGGCCCCATCCACGAGGCCGCGCCGAAGGCAGACGAGGGCGAGCCGGATGAGGGCAGCGGCGAGACGTGACCGGCGTGCCGGGACCGCCGACGGCCGGTTCATCTACCGGCAGTCAGCCGGCGGGATCGCCGTGCTGTGCGCCTACCGGGTCTCCTACTCCGCACCGTGGAACTGACATGACCATGACCGCAATGACCCCGCTAGCGGCCTGGGGAGCGACAGAACCCGACGTCGGCTGGGGTCGCTGGCACTCATGGCCGCGCTGGCGCGAGGCGGAACAGTGGGCCCTCGAACGCGGCCTCATCGGGGACGGCCTGCTGGTCTACCGGATCGAGTTCTATCTAGTAGACGCGCCGTTCGCCCGCGTCTTCGGCTTCGCCCGAAACGATAACGGGCGCCTGTTCACTGATCCCGTTACCGGGAAGGCGGCGCTAGCTAAGCCAGTCGACGTCGTGCTAGACGAGTTGCCGCCGGCCGACCTGCGGGGGCCGTCCTGATGCGCTGGCTGCTCATACATCCGGGCCCATCTTGGAGTGTGGCGGATGTGTTTAATGGCTGGTCCGAGGCCCTGACCGGCCTCGGCGAGACGGTCGAGGAATACCCGCTTGACGCGGCGCTGCGGTTCTTCAACAACGCGCTCGCCGAAACCGGCGAGGTACGGCCGTGCGGCTGCCGCGAGGTGCGGAAATACCTGGACCGCGACCAGGCCGCCCGGCTCGCCCTCGACCCGATCCTCGCCGCCGCGAACCGGTTCTGGCCCGACGTCATCCTGTGCACCTCCGGCTTCTTCCTGCAGCCGTGGCTGATGGAGATCCTCCGCGACAGACGGCACACGATCGTCTTCCTCGCCACGGAATCGCCGTACCAGGACGATTACCAGCTGAAAGTCGCGGAGTACGCGGACCTGACCCTGCTCAACGACCCGGTGAACATCGACGCCTACCGGCAGGTCGGCCCCGCCGAGTACATGCCGCAGGGATACCGGGAGACCGTCCACTACCCGCCGCCGCCCGGCACCGAACCCGAGTACGACCTGGCGTTCGTCGGCACCGGGTTCCCGAGCAGGGTCCGGTTCTTCCACCAGATGGACCTCGCCGGGCTGAACGTCCGCCTGGGCGGACTGTGGATGGACCTCCCCGAGGACTCCCCGCTCCGCGACTGGACCGCCATCACCGACGACACCGGCGACTGCGTCGACAACCCCGAGGTCGCCGGGATCTACCGGCGGGCCCGCACCGGGATCAACGTCTACCGGACCGAAGCCGAGGACACCCACGCGGGCGAGGGATACGCCTGCGGGCCCCGCGAGATCGAGATGGCCGCCTGCGGGCTGTTCTTCGCCCGCGACCCCCGCCCCGAATCCGACGAGCTGTTCCCCATGCTGCCGTCCTATTCCAGCCCGGAAGAGGCATCGGAAATCATCCGCTGGGCGCTCGCATGCGAGCGGCAGCGGGAAACGGCAGCGACCTGGGCGCGCAATGCGGTCCAGGGCCGCACATTCACCGAGCACGCCAAACAACTGCTCCGGTTGCTCGACCGGCAGCCCGTCAACATGTAGGGGAGACGCACGATGCCATCCAGCAGGCGGCACGGCCGGAACGGGCAGGTCTACCTGGGCCTCACCAACGGCGCCGCGGCGGTCCCGCTGCCATTCCAGGCGGCCTGGACCATCAGCAAGGTGTCCGACCGTGACGAGGTCACCGCGTTCGGCGACGCCAACAAGACCTACGTCGGCGGCCTCCCCGACGCGAGCGGGGATTTTTCGGGCTTTCTCGACGCGGGCACGTCCCAGACCTATATCGCCGCGAGCGATGGATTGTCACGGAACTTCTATCTTTACTGGGATGCGACTAATGATCCTAGCTCGTATTTTTACGGCACAGTATTGTGTGATTTTTCCGCCGATGGCGCGGTCCAGGGTCCCGTGAATTTTAAAAGTACCTGGGCCGCAGCCGGTCCCGTGGTGCGCTATACGCAATGGGGCGGTATCAATACCTGATGGCCGACCTGGGCGAGCCGTTCGCTATATGGGATACCAGGGAGCCAGGCTGGCGGCGTCGGCGCAAGGCGAAGGCGCGGTGGCTGCGCGAGCACGGGTTTCCCAGCCTGATGTACCGGATCGAGTTCCTGCCGGGCGACCCGCCGAGCGCGCGGGTCTTCCGCTACGCGCTCAATGAGGACGGCTACCGGCACCTGGAAGGGCATTCGCGGGAGCCGCATGACCACAGCGCCTGCCGTGTCGCCGTTAAGCCGCCCCGCGTCATGCGGCTGTGGGAACTGCCGCCGCGCAAGCTGCTCAGGACGACCTGATGGCCGGGCTGGCTGACGCGGCGGCGGAGCTGGAGGCGCTCGCGTTCCGGCTGCGCCGCGCCGGGGATACGGAGTTGCTGCGGGAGGTCACCAGGGCGATGCGCGACGCCGTCGTACCGGTGCAGGACCAGATCCGCGCCGGGCTCATGCCGCTGCTGCCGAACCGGTACGCCGCGGACCTGGACGCGGACCTGCGCCTGGGTGTCAACGTCCGCACGGGCGAGCGTGACCCGGGCGTGGCGATCACCGGGCAGTCCAGGAGCAAGGCCCGGAAGCTCCGCAACCTGGACGAGGGCCGGCTCACCCATCCCGTGTTCGGCAACCGGGAGGAGTGGCGCACGCAGGAGGAGCCGTCGGTACAGCCGGGGTTCTTCACCGGCCCCGCCGAGGCGGCCGGTCCGCGGGTCCGTACGGCGATCGAGAAGGCGCTGGCGGACGTCGCCGATAAAGCAGTCAAGGGAGCCTAGCTTGAAAATAGTTTTGGCCGGCGAATCGTTCGACTACGACGGCACGAAACACCCGATGTCCGAGGCCCTGGCCGTCGAGCACGTCTACAAGCGCCGGTACGCCGAATGGGAGGCGGACCTGAATGCCGGGTCGGCGAAGGCGCTGTGCGTGCTGGCGTGGATCATCTGGCGGCGTGACGGCCGGGACGTGCCGTTCGAGGACATTCTCGACGGCAAGGTGGATTTCGACCTGATGGAGATGATGAACTCGCTGGTCGAGGCGGCGGACGCGGAGGCACCGGCTGAGGCGGACCCTACGCCATCGTCGGACCCGGCTGGCATACCTGGGACCGGCACCAGTACCTCGGAGCTTTCGCCGAAGTCTTCGGCTACACGCCGGCGCAAATAGACGACCTGAGCACCGCCGACTTCGACGCGCTCATGAACTACCTGCACGAATCCGGCAAGCTCGAGGACGGCTGACGCCCGCGCTTAGTAGCCGGTACCGACCGCGTACAGCTCGCCGGTCTGCACGGTGCCGCCGGTCTGGCGGACGAAGCTGGTCCACTCATCGCGGAGCTGGTCGGTCCTGAACGTGGCGATGTCCGCGTGGTGACCCTGGCAGGTGGCGTCCACCTCGTCCGCCGCGAAGTCCGACACCGGGTTCGCGGGGGTGATGCCGGTACAGCCGAGGTGACGGGCGACCGATGCCGCAGCGGGCGGGCCGGCTCCGCTGGCCGTGGCTGCCGATCCGCCGCATCCGGCGAGGGCGAGCACGGCGAGCGCCGCGGCGATCCTGGTTCTGTTCATGGCTTCTCTTTCCCACATCGGCATCAGGAACGCAACCGGCGGACGGGAGGCGGGTGACCGATGGCGGGTCAAAGCGTAACGTTCGACTTCCTAACAAGGGGGGCCGACAGTACCGCCGCCGGGTTCCGCAAGGTCGGGGACAACACCGTCCTCGCCGCGCGGGGCGCCAAGATCCTCGCCGACGTCATCGAGAAGCTCGGGAAGAAAGAAGACCGCACCGCCGAGGAGTCGGCGGTCCTGGCCAAGGCCCTGCGGCTGACCGGCGACGCGGAGGACCGGGTAGCGGCCAAGGCGGTCCTCGCGGACGCGGCGGTCCGCCGTCTTGACGACGCGATGAAGGACGCGTCGAAGAAGCCGCTGATCCCGGAGGTGATCTCCGCTCCGGCGCTGGCGAAGCTGACCGGGATCAAGGTCAGGGCGGAGGAGCTGAAGGCCCGGTTCCCCGAGTTCACGGTGAAGATCGACGACACGGCCGCGAAGCTGAAGCTGGCGGCGCTGGCCGTGGAGGCGAAGGCCGTCGACGACGCGATTAACCGCGGTTTCGGCAACGCCGGGGGCGGTAACCGGTCGCTGCTGTCCCGGCTCGGCGGCCTGTTCGGCGGCGGCGGCGGTGCGGGCGGCGCTGGCGGAAGCGCGGGCGGCGCGGCGTCCGGCGGCGGGGGGCTGCTGACCTCCCCGGCCGGCCTCGGCGCCCTCGGCATCGGCGGGGCGCTCCTGGCGGCGCTCACCCCGGCGATCGCCGGGCTGGGCATCGGCGGCGCCGTCGGCGGCGGCGCCATCGCCGGGGGGCTGTTCGGCGCCGCGGAAGGCAAGAAAACCCTCAACGCCGACCTGTCCACCATCAAGACCCTCACCATCAAGCTGAAAACCGCGATCGGGCAGCAGAAGACGGAGATATCCGCCGCGCTGAAAGACGCCCAGAAGCAGTACGAGAAGGACGCGGCGTTCTTCGCGCCGTTCACCGCGTTCCAGGCGTCGCTGCAGGGCCTGGCCAAGACGATGATCGCCCCGCTGCGGACCGTCATGGCGCCGCTGGCGGGGATCTTCACCCAGTTCGGGAAGGGCCTGACCGTGCTCGGCCCGCAGCTCGCCGGCATGTTCAAGGCGTCGCTGCCGTTCGTCAGCATGTTCCTGAACCTGCTGCTGACGGCCGGGAAGACCCTGATCCCCGCGTTCACCGGCGCGATGAACACGATGGTGAAGTCGGGGGCGCTGGCCCAGATGTCGCAGGGCCTGGTGATCATCGTGAACGGCCTGGCGGGGTTCATCACCGCGCTCGGGCCGGGGATGGCGTCGTCGGCCACGATCTTCAAGGGCATCGCGGTGATCATCGCGGCGGTCCTGCGCGGGCTCGGCCTGGCGTTCGCGTACATGGCGAACACGTTCGCGGACAACATGCACCACATCCGGCTCATCATCAAGGACTTCCCCGGCTGGTTCGACACCGCCCGGCACGAGGTCGCGCACATCTGGGACGTCATGATCACCGCCATCACGGCGACGTTCGACGTCTTCAAGGAGAACGTCAGGATCGCCTGGGACAAGATCAAGCTCCTGTTCCTGCAAGGCGTCGACTTCATCATGACTACAATGGGTCACCTTCCGGGCCCGTTGGGTCAGCCCTTCAGAACAGCACACCGCTCGATCGCCGCCGAGATGGCCGGCATCCAGCGGGACGTGGCCATCGCCACGGGGAACATCCAGGCGGACTTTAACCGGATTCACGGCCCGCCCGTCATCAAGGTGATCACCCAGGCGTCCGGCACCGGGCAGATCGCCATTACCGGGACCGGGTGGGCGCTCGGGCAGGGCAACATCCGGTTCCACGCCGCGCAAGGCGCCTACATCGACCGGGGCACCGGGCCGACCGCGGACGACGTGCTGGTCCGGGCGTCCAAGGGCGAGCTGATCGTCCCCGCGCACCTGGTCAGGGCGGGCGCGGCCGACAACATGCGCGGCCTGATCCCCGGGTTCGCCGCCGGCGGGTTCCCCGGCAACCTGGCCAGCATGCCCGGCGCCGCCGGGTCGATCGCGGGCGGGGACGCGGGCCAGGCCGTCCATGCCGGTGTCGCCAAGGCGATGGCGGCGGCTAAGGCTGCCGTGGCCGCCAGGGCGGCGGCGGCCCTGGCCAGCGCGGCGGGCCGGGGCGCGCTCGGCGTGGGCGGCGGCGGGCCGGTCGGCGGTGACGCGGGCGCGAACAAGGCCCTGGCCCGGCGGATGTTCCCGTGGGGCGCGGACCAGTGGCCCGCGTTCGACACCCTGGAAATGCACGAGGCCGGGTACAACCGGTTCGCCCGCAACCCGTCCTCGGGAGCCTACGGGATCCCGCAGGCGTACCCGCCGACCAAGATGCCGTTCGCCGCGCAGGCCGCCGGCGGGTCCCACGCCGGGCCGCAGCTGTCCTGGATGTACGCCTACATCCGGTCGGTGTACGGCACCCCGGGAGCGGCGTG